GTCCCGGTGCTGGGCGTGAAGCCGGTCGTGCCAGCACTGAAAGTCGAGACGCCAGTGCCTGCGGGCGTGCCCCATATGCCGTCGCCGCGCCAGAACGTGGCGGCGGACGCAGACGTTCCGCTGTTCAAGTTCGTGACGGGCAGATTACCCGTCACGCCCGTAGTGAGCGGAAGACCCGTCGCGTTGGTCAGGACGCCAGACGCAGGCGTACCCAGAGCCGGTGTCACCAACGTCGGGCTGGTGGACAGCACCGTGTTGCCGCTGCCGGTGCTGGTCGTTACGCCCGTGCCGCCATGCGCCACCGGCAGCGTGCCGGTAATGTTGGCCGCAGGCATGGCCGTCTGGGCAAGCGTCGTGATCTGAGCAGTGGTCGCCTTAACCGTTGTGCCGCCCTGGACGATTGGCAGCGCCTCCGTGCCATCAAGCGCAGCAGCCGACGTAAGATCCGTAATCTTGATGCCGTGGCTCATCTGCCGCTTCCTAGCTTGAGGTCCACGTCGCCGCGCTATTACTCTGCGACGACCATGTCGTGACTGTGAAATCCACGATCAAAGCCAGGTCGTCTTCAGTGTGCAGCACGAGGTCGCTTTCCGTCGTCAAAGAGAACGCCGTGGGCGGCAGGGAATCCCATCCGCCAGTTGAGGTAAGCGGAGTCCACGTCGTTGGCATCAGAACGCACGCCGACGCGCCGTAAGCTGAATTGTCGAGCGCATGGCGCGCTCGCTCTCAAGATTCATCGCGTCCATCACCTGCTGACGTGCCGCCGCCCAAAGCTGCACCCGGTCGTCGTCCTTGAGGTACGGGGACGCCTCAAGCAGCGCGCTGTACAAGTAAAGGTCGGGCGACTTGGTCAGCAGCCAGTTGGTCGTGTTGCTGTCGGACAGCGCGGGAATCTTGGCGTAGTAAACCATCCGCAAATCAAGGTCGCTGCCAGGTGCGGGGATGATCTCGAAAGCGCCGTCGATCACCGTGTAATAGTAGGTCGTAGAGGCCGTCCGGTTTTGGGCCTTCAGCACCTTGGCTTCCTGCGGCCCGATATAATCCATTGGCGGCTGCGCCGAAGCTGCGTCCAGTTCCAAAGAATAGTGCTGCAGAAAATCAGTCGGCAGCGACACATACTCGTCGTCAGAAGTCGTCTGCACCCTCGTCAGCATATCGCGCGTGCGAAGCTCGCGATTGAACTTGGCTTCCGCCAACGTCACGAAGGAAGGCAGCACGGCAGTCAAATCCGCGCGATTGAGATAATCTGCAACTGTCGATTTGATCTCGGAGTACGTGCTAAGAGCCATCGTTTATCTCCGCGTGTTCCAGCACGTATTCAAAACTGCCGATGTGGCGGACTTCCTTTGAAATATCGTGGTCGATGTAAGTCGGATGCCCAACCTTTGCTGCGTGCAGGCACATTGAAACATCTTCACCAAGGAACATGGCGTTCTTGGTCGAGTAGCCAATGTGAAACCACGGGTCAGCTAAATCTTTGAACACTTGCGTTGAAGTCAGCATCAAGCCCATGCCGGCTGCTGTAACTTGCTCAAGACCTGTCGAACCCTTGCGGGTCGGCACTCGCACCCAACCATCGTCAGTCATATTTTGCGCCGTTGTCTTAGCCGGCAGAACGCGCGTGGCGTAGTTCGCCGCCACGATCGTCTTGCCACGCTCCAGCAGCCGCTGCAGCGCGTTCTTCGGGAACCGCATGTCGGAGTCGATCCAGAGGATGTCCGTGGCACCCTGGGCAATCGCCTCCTTGGCCAGGTTGACGCGCTGGTCCGCGATTAACGTGCCGGAGCTATGATACAGCCCGATGTTCATGCCTGTTGCGGCATGGAAACCGACCATGTTCGCCAGATCGAAGGAAAAACCGGCGCACACCTGGTCGCGGCACGGCACGCAGATGGCAACCCTCACAGGTGGCCCTCATGCGTGCGGAAATACTTGTTGTCGGGATCGTTCAGCCACCGCTTGAACGCTTTGGAGTCGTCAAGAATGCCTTTTGCCTTGAGGTCGTGGAAGATCGTCAGGGGCAAAGAGGCAACCTTGGCCCACTCGCCAAACCGCTTGCCGGCCTCATTAGCCTGCTTGCGGTTGAAGTCCAGCAACGTATCCACCGCCTGCTCGGCAACGTAGTGCGCCACGCCATCGCTCTCATCGTGATAAAGAACGTGGCTGATGCCGGTGTTAGGATCGTGATCGATGACTTTGCGCATATAAAGTTGGGGAGGTCCAAAGACCTCCCCACCCCTAGCTAGAGTTAAGACGTAGAAAGATCGCGGATCGCGGCCATCGCCTTCTGCTGGCGAACCTTGAGGCCGAATTCAACGATCAGCATGCGCCGCTCGCTGTCGCCGGTCTTGCTCATCACTTCCGTGCGGAAGTTGCGGAGGTAGCCGACCGACGCGAAGTCGGGATCGATCAGGTAAGCGTTGCCTTCCGGCTGGAACCGATTGGCGACCACGGCGATCTCACCGAAGTCGCTGATGAACACGTCAGCCGCGCCGACGATGTCCGCCTGCTTGCCCGCAGGGATGTCGCGGTACGGAGTCGCGATGCCGGTGAAGGTCGAGAAGACCGTCTTGTTGAACGGGCCGACCATCAGCATCTTGAGCTTGCCGCCCTGAGTCCACACGTCCTTCGCAGCAGCCTTCAGGAGCGTGCTGGTGAAGGCACGCGCCGTGCCGGCAACGGCGGCAGTTGCGGGGTAGCCTGACAGGTTGGCACCGCCGCTCGACATCACCGGGGCCGCCGCAGTCGTGCCAGCGCCCTTGTAGCTGTTGGTGATGATCCAGCCGCCGAGACCAGCCGTCTTGCGGGCAGTCGTGGTCGCGCCCGCAAAGGCCACCTGATTCGAAGTCAGCACCGACTCCATGTCGCGCTTGAGTTCGGAAGCGGCCTTGGCGAGTTCGTAGGCCAGGTAGCTCCGCATGCCGGCCTTATCGACCGCCTCAAGCGTGCCAGACACCTCGACCACCTTGCGGCTGATCTGAGTGTAGTTGCCGACGCGGTCGGTCGCTGCACGAGCGTCTGCGCTAGTGATCTGGTCGCCTTCCAGCACAGCGTTCGTCGTGACAGCCGACGCCAGAGCGTCGGTCTGCCACTCAAAGTACGTGTTCTTCACGTTCTCGCGGCCAGTGTTCGACATGAGCGGAACATCGACGGGAGAGATATTGTAAATGACGTTGGCCAAGTCCTCGCGGACGTTGGTCGCGTCGTAACGAGTAATCTCGTTGGTGCTGATAGCCACTGTATTGCTCCTTAAAGCATGCGTTCGAAGATGGACGCGGCATCGCTGACGCGCCCGGTTTGGGCGAGACGCTGTTTCGCTTTGGAGATGTCGGACGAAGTACGTGGCGCTGAGTTCGCAGAACCTGCCGGCGCGGTCTTGGGGCCTTTGGTGACGACGGGGCGAGGAACCTTCGCTACCATCTCGTCATACCGCATGGCCTTGTACATCACCGCGATTGCGCGAGGGTCGTATGCCTGAGCCAACTCTTCTTGCGAGTATCCGACTTTCTTGCCGTACTCTAAGAGCTTGCTCCGATCCGTTTCCCAGCGCTTGGCATCCTTCCAATCGGGGACCAGTTCCGGCAGCTTCTGCCGCCCCTGCTCCACGATCTGCTGAAGTTGCTTCTGCTGCTCTGCTGTCTGAAGGGCCTGGAGACGCTGCATTTCAACTTGCGATGCCGCGAGCTTGTCCTGCCGGTCTCGCCAGATGTCCTTCTGACGAACGTACTCTAGTGGGTCGCTGTCATACAGATTCTGCCAATCCGGTTCCCGCTCCTGGGCCTGCTGCCACTGTTGCGAGAGTGCCGTGAGAAGCTGCTGGTACTGCGCCCTTTCCTGCATCACCGCCGTGGCGTGTGCCTCCAGAGCCTTACGCTCCTCGGACAACGCCATGGTTTTACGCGAGTAGTCCTGCTGACGCTGGTAGCCCTTGGCCACCTCCTCCACCGGCAACTGCTCGGCCTTGCCATCGATAACGACGGTGACCAGCTTCTGCTCGGGTTCGGTAGGCTCCTCGGCCTCCTCGCCTTCAGGTGC